CGATGAAATTCAACAATATAAAGTTACAAAGAAAGATATTTCAAGTAAAATTCAGAGACGTTTTAAGACTTTACATATATATAAACTTCTTACTAGACGTGGTTGTGCATTTAAAATGGTAAAAAAAACTAATTTAAAAGGATTTAAGGAACATTTCAATTTAATTAATAACACAAGTGCTAAGATTGTTGGTTTTACACCTGATTATGTCGGTGTAAGACCATCTAAACCTGTACAAGGTTTAAACATATTTACTAAATTCTTTTGTATGAGAAATAATAGATTACAAAAGAAATTATCAAAGAATTTTTTAAATGCTTTACAAAAAGCTGTTATTAACCAAAGATTAGTGTATACAGGTAGTTATGATACTGCTTCTATGCATTTGCGCACTTTCTTTACACCAAATCCTACTATATTAGACGAAGAAGGTATATTAAAAATATTAAACTTTTCTGATTTTAAATTTTTTAACACAATAGAAAATTTTTATTATCCAACTGATAAAGAATTATTTTTTAATACACATATAAATCCGATTAGTAGCCCTGGCCATTATACATCAAAATTGTTATATAATAATAAAGGTGCTTGTTTAAGTACAACATTACCCTTAGCTTCAGCGTTGTATTTAGAAATTAAAAAGAAACCTTTAAAAAATTTTCATTTATGGCAGGTTTTAGGTAGAGAGAAAGATATTAAGATAAATTCATTAGAGTTAACTGAATCGTCAACTAGAGTTGTTATGAATCCAGAAGCTCATGTTTCTTTACTTTTATGTAGTTTCGCCCAACATATATCTTCAGCATTAAGAACTGAAGTAAATTCAACAAATAAATTTAATGTACAAAAAAAATTTGATTCATCCAAATATAGAGATTATTATGAAAATAATTTTAAATATGATTATTGGATTGATGCTGATTGGAATAATTTTGATGCAAATGTTGAGAGTGTATTTATAAAAGTGGCTATGTCAATTTTATTATCTGGTACTATAATAGACAAGGAAACACTTCGTATTTCTTATTATATAATTGAGAGTATAATAACGAAGTTTATTGTAGTAAAACCTGGTATAGTAATAGAGAATACGAAAGGTGTGCCTTCTGGTCACCCATTTACAACATTATGCAATTGTTATGTAAATTTAATTTATTGGTCAATTATAGGGTATTATATATACGGTGAGAAGTATGCAGATTATATGGAATTAACAGTATATGGTGATGATGCTCTTGTTTGGTTTAAATATAATGATAACCTATTTAAAATTGATGATATTATTTCAAGTATTGGTATAAAATCTGAACCCATTTCGAAAAATTTTTATCCATGTTCATTAATGTGTGATATTGATGAACAACCTGATTTTTTGAAGAGAAGATTTAATATGGTTGAAGTTAAATGGAATAGTGAAAAAATGTTAAGTAGATTGTTATATCAAACTAAGAAAAGAAGCATTGATGATCAAGTATTACTTTTATTATCTTATTTAGAAACAGCACCTTTCGATGAAGATTTAATAATTTTATGTGAAGAATTTTACAATTTCTTAATTTTAAATAGAGATAGATATGAAGTTAGTGATGATATGCTACAAAGAATAACAGATTCATGCCTGAATATAAAGAAATTACAATCTAATTACTATTTTTATGAGAACATTGAAAATAGTGATTATAAAGAGCAAATGGCAAGTATTTATAGTTATAGTTTTGAAGCATATAAGCATTTACAAAAAGTTTCGATTCTCAGAAATTTAATTCCAAAGAAGAAGAGAGGGGAAATATTATTTATGATGAACCATATAATTGAGATTGTAAATAAAGATAAGGATGAAATTATTAAATC